AACCGACTATTTATCGCAAGTGGTAATTAATGCGATTCCGTATGTTGAATCTTCAAATTCTGCTGGAGGTACCACCATAACAATCGGAGGATGATTACATGGCAATCAATAAAATCATATACGGCAGAAAAGTACTTATTGATTTGACAAGTGATACTGTATCTGCAACCACCTTGTTAAAAGGCAAGACAGCGCATTTGAAAAACGGTAAAAAGATAACAGGAACACTATTCGCAGATCATCCAGATTCATATGAGGTCTTAGACACAATTACTTCGTCTACTGGTTCCACGATTAATTCTGAATCAGGGTCAAGTATAAATGGGCGTACTGTTTATGTAAAAGTGTAAAAATGGTTAAAAGTAGTAACGTTTATTAAAAAGTGTTACAATGCAGTTTATCCCTACATTATTCCTACATTTGAGCGGTGGAAATCCCATAAATACTGGGTTTGTATAATCCGAAGAAGATCATTTTGTAAGACCTTAAGAGCAGTGAGCAGGAACACAGGATAAAAAATAAAATGTGGGACCTATCATAAGTCTCAGAGCTGAATGCGTCTGTATCGGCAATCATGCCGGTATAGGCGTATTTTTATGCAAAAGTGTCGATTTTTTGTCAGGGATATAGTAAAATAAAGAATATCATATGTTTTTGCCAGAGAGGCATGACAGGTTTCGTCTGGCATGGGAAAAGGAGGGGTTCGATGAAGAAAAAGTGTTGGATAGTTTTATGCGTGGTCTTTATGCTGTCTGTTGCAGCCGGATGTGGCAGTAAGAGCATGGAGACCATGTCGGATTTTGCATCCGGGGAAAGCAGTATGAATGCCGCTATTGAGAACGAGGATTATAAAAATGAGGGGGAAATAGCAGCAGAGGAAGGAATCACATCAGAAAATGGGCTGGATGGACAGGTGGCCGCCGGACGGAAATTGATCCGCACCGTTTATCTGTCTTTGCAGACGACAGAGTTTGACTCTGTGCTAAG